GATATATATGATCAAGACTACGGGTATTAATCAATATTCAAATACACCAGTAACAGACTTTTACTTAAACATTGCCAACTTTCCAACAGTTGAAAACATGTTAAGGAATAAACAACCAGTGTATATAACAGTTGATCCAAAATTTCAATATAGACCAGATTTGTTAAGCTATAGCTTATACAACAACAGTAGCCTTTGGTGGGTTATTGTTTTACTAAACAGAAATCAATTACAAGACCCTATTAGGGATTTAAAGGCAGGAATGACATTACGTACTTTATCAGCGTCGGACATTAAAGGAATTGTATAATGGCCACAAAACCAACGTATAATGACAACGTAGGACTTGAAGACTTACATTACAATCCTTTACAAAACTACCGCAACGTAACATACAACACAAGACTTACGATGATGCCTCCGTCAGAAATGACAAAGAAAGATGGCCGCCTGAGTAGATCGTTTGATTACAAGCAAGGCATCATCATTTGGGAGACTGGCGGAACAGGCACAACTTATTTAGAAGAATTAACAATTGAATCAATGGGTCCAGGAAATCATACTGGCAACTATTTTTATCAAGCGGCAAACATTTTCAAAGGTAGAATAGTAGAACCACTTGGTGGAAGATTGATAGAGGCCATTAGTTTGGCAGCAATGCAAATAGGGTACAACAACAATCAAGACGCTGGGCTTTTATTGGAGATTGACTTTAAGGGGTACGACACAGAGTCTGATATACCAGCCACTTGTAAAAGTTGGGAAGGCCAAGATTTAATTTTTCGTTGGTATGTAACAATCAATCAGTTAAAAATGAAACTGGATTATAAAGGCAGTACGTACGATTTTGAACTCATGGCTTCTGAAGGTGCCGCTGCCTTAAACGATTTTACAACACTTGAAACAAGCTTTAAAATGGAAGGTCATCCAGGAAACATTGGCGACTTTTGTAAACAAATGACCATTGCCTTGAACAAAAAGGAAGCGTATAAAGTAAAAGTTGGTCGAGCATGTTTCCCACACAATTGGTTGATCACTCCGCACAAGGACATTGCTGGTTTGAGTTTTAACTACAGCATTGCTAAAAATGTATGGTCTTTCTTATTTGGACCTGGTGACATACAAGCACCAGCTGGCACAAGTATACAACAGTTTATTGTTGGCGCCATGCCAAACAGTCAAGAAGTGTTAAAATACTTACATCGTATTCCAGAGAAAAAAGATTACAATAGCATGGATACAAAGGACAAAACCAGCCATATTCCCATTAAAACATGGGCAATTATTTGTGGATCAAGAGATTTAGATGATGCTGGCCAACCAAAGTTTGATCAAAAACGCGGCACAACAGTCAAAGATATACATTACTTTATCACAACCAAAGAAGATGCTCGAGCTATTATTACACCAGATGAGTACAAGGATGCAACTGATCCCGAACAGCGTAAAAAACGTGTTGACAATTGGATTAAAAAAGGATATTTGCGTAAGGTATACAAGTGGATTTACACCGGTGAAAATACAGAAGTGATTAGAACAGATCTAAAAATTGATAATTTATGGCGGCAAGTTAGACCCCTATGGATGGACGAAAATGGCAATCCAATCGGAGCATCAGGCAGCAGTGCGCCTGCCAAGGAACCGCCAAAAGGACAAAGCAGCAGTAAGGTAGCAAAATGCCAAGACGCTAGAAAAGTTAGCCCGCCAAATAAATCTGGAAACACATATTATGCTGAAGATATGCCTTTTAAGAAAACAGCAGACACTGACATTTCACCAAAGGAAGGATGGTACCCGCATCAGCCAAAATTCTACGATTTAAATATGACAGTAGGTCAGCAATCATCTGCCAGTGCATTGTATCAAGAAAGTGCTCAGGAATACAGTATCTATAGACAGGTGGCAAATAACATGTCACAGGGCGCACAAGAGATGGTATCAATGGACTTAGAAGTTGTAGGTGATCCATATTGGCTATGTCAGATTCCAGGAAAGCCAGGCGAACCGCCGTGGAATGATGATGTATGGCAATATGAAAAAGATCAGCTCACTGAGGAATCAATGGCAGAGAAAAGAAAAATAACAAGCACATCAACCACTTTAGGTTTTATATATTTTGAAGCACAAATTCCATCAGTTGATTACAATTCACAAGATACCATGGAACTGCGCAGATCAGATGCTATATCTGGTGTGTACTTGCCTTATAAGGTTGTAAACAGATTTTCTAAAGGAAAGTTTACAACCAAGCTTAGTTTATTAAGAGAAAGCTTGTGCAATCCGTGGGATGGAAAACGCAATTCTACTGGAGCAACAGATAAGACCAAAGACCCTAAAAACGCAACAACCACAGGTCCTAAAAACGCAGCACCTGCTGGCGGATTTGATCCAAACGTAAACGATGGTGCCACAGCATATCGTCCAGGCGAAGCAGGATATGCACAACAAGCTGCTGCCCAAGGCAATATAAGAGAAACAGAAAGAGTACGTTCGGGTGCAACTACCACAGTTATTGGACAGGTACCAAGGACAGGACCCTAAGGAATATAAATGAGAGCAAATTCATACGGTGGCACCGCATCTCATCATAAATTGGGTGGCGAAGGCGCAAATAAAAATTATGGCATATATGCGGCCAAAATCAAAGACAACCGCGATCCTGAAGGACTGGGACGATTAAAAGTTTGGATAGCACAATTAAGCAATGCCAACGAAGATGATGAAAGCGGTTGGTTTACAGTAAGATATGCTCCGTTGTTTGCTGGGGCAGGTGATACCGGTAAAGAAGCCACAGCAAACAACGCTACCAAGTATGCACAAACCAACCAAAGTTATGGTATATGGATGGTGCCGCCTGATCTTAATGTACAGGTCATATGCGGCTTCTTGAACGGAGAAACACAAATGGGAGTCTGGTGGGCTTGTTTACCACAAGATGGGCATACTCATGCTATTCCTGCTGTGGCATCCGGTAGCACACATGAGGGTAAAGTTTCTCCAGTGGCAGAACGCAATAGATATAACACTGCAGATCCACAATACGAACATCGACCTGAACATCCGCAAAGTGATAGATTAACAGCACAAGGACTTGACAAAGATTTAAAACGTGGCCATTCAAACGCCGGACCTTTCAGGGACGTGACCAAACATCCTGGACTTGCCTACGGAATTTTATCCCCTGGACAACATCAATTCTTAATGGACGATGGCCCAGATGGACACAGTGGACAAATTAGATTGCGTACAAATTCTGGCAACAGTATTATTATGGACAATGACTGTGGCTTTATTTACGTAGTGAATGCCGCAGGAACAGCATGGTTTCAACTTGATGCCAAAGGCAACATTGACATGTACGCTGCTGGAGATTTTAGTGTCAATGCCGAAGGCAGTATCAATTTACGTGCCGCAAACAATGTTAACATTGACGCTGGAGCCAATTTGAATGCGGTAGCAGCAACAAACATGAATATTGAAGCATGTGAAGTGTTCAACGCAACTGGTACCACTGGAATGAAATTAACGTCTGGTACAAACATGAATATTTTAGGTGACAGTCAAGTAAAACTGTCAGGTCAGCGTATTGATTTAAATGGTCCAGCCGCAGATCGAGCCGACTTACCTGGAACAAACAGTTTGGTATCAAACACTACAGTAGGTAAAAGCATAGCAGGACGAGTACCAGAAGCTGAACCATATGGTGGACACAGTTGTCGTAACGAAGGCGAAGCCATTACAGCAGCGCCCGGGTCTGCTGGCGTACCCGAAAGTAATGTTTCGTCGGCACCCGAAAGTTATGAAGACAAACCACCACCAGAACAAACAAACGCAATTGATTGCGTACCTGATTCAACACAGTCCAGACTAAGTGATGAAGGTTTCAAAACACTAATAAGTCGCGAAGCATACCGCGGTGTTATGTACAGTGACTTCCAAGGTTATAGTATTGGCTACGGCACACGAATTGACATTTTTGGTCCAGGTGGAGCTGGTAGAATTGACGATAACTTGAAAAAAGCATTATTGGCCGGGCCAAGTGAAGCAGAAGCACGTTTAGCAAGTCGTCAAATCATTGACAGAGAAATGACGCCTGGAGTATTAAGAGCACTCGAAAAAGCCAAGGCCGGTGCAGGCAAAACTGTTTGTCTTACACAAAGTCAAATTGACGGTCTAATTATGGCTTCATATGGCAATCCGGCCAGGGCAAATCAGATGGCGTCAGACGTGGTAGCGGCCGCTGCTAAATCAGCCGACGGCAAAGCCAGCAATGAAGACATTGCCAACATTTGGTCAAATTCTTCCTACAATAACGACTCTAAGGCCAGAAACTCTGATGCAAAATATGTAATGACTGGCACTCCAAATCCAGACAGCTATCCCAAAGAAGCAAGCAGCTTACGCGATGCTGGAGTTAAAGTTGACGAAGGCCGTATGAAAAATAATAATGTTCCAATCCCAGCAACAGACGAATGGAAAGGCAATTTAGGAAATGGAGCACAGACCGGAGCAAGAGTACAAACAGCATACGGAAAGCCAACATCTCAGCACCAAGGGCAGTGGGAAAGAAGTAATTACTTGAATACTGGCACAGTTCCTTATGGTTCCCCATTGACATTATCTCAGCTGGCAGACAAATATGGTCAGCCGCATACAGGTGGCAATGTACCGCCAGGCATGCCTGATAAAAGTTAAACCCAATTAGATAAAACCCAGTTTATACCAACGTGGTAAATAGGTGTATGCCACGTTTATACTCAAAATTCAGAGGTTATAGCTCAGTAGGAACTACTTTTTTAAGTCCAGTTCGATTTGACCTTGACCTTGCTATACAGGACCTGTTAAACAATTTTAACACTCGCAAAGGCGAGCGTGTAATGATGCCTGAATTTGGCAGTATTATCTGGGATTTGATATTTGATCCACTTGATGACCGCACTATTAATTTAATAGATGCTGATGTCAGATCAATTATCAACAATGATCCACGTTGGAATTTACAATCAGTGACCACAACAGAAACACCAAATTCATTGAATCTTGCTGTGGTGATCACATATATCCCAACAGCAGAAACAGTAACGTTACCATTAACATATGACAAAGGAACAACTACAAAATGAGCCAGACTCGACGCCTAGGACAATTATACGCTGCTGAAAGTTGGCTAAACAATTATCGTTATTTGGTCAATGCAGATTTCAAAGCCTACGACTTTGAAACACTAAGAACAACATTGTTGAATCATGTTCAGACCAATTATCCTGAAGACTTTAACGATTTTATTAATTCAAGCGAGTACATTGCACTCATTGATTTGATGGCCTTTATTGGTCAAAATTTAGCATTCCGTAGCGATTTGAATTTGCGTGAAACATTTTTAGAAACTGCAGAAGTGCGTGGTAATGTATTAAGCATTGCCCGCCAACTTGGATACAAACCATTTCGTAATGGTAATGCTGGCGGCTTTGTAAGAGTTGTTGCAATCAGTACTTCTCAAAATG